TGGAAATGCTGTTGGTACTAATAGCTCAGCCTGTAAGCAGGGTGGATCCCAATGCCGGAACTTACACAAGTATGACCGTCCGTCATGCATTTGCAGGAACAGCGAAAGGTCTACCTCATTAGATAACAAGTGCAGTTCATGTATCAGCAGCCTTGACGTCCAGGAGTTGTCTGAAGTCAGCGTGATACTACGACCAGCGTCAGATGGCATCAACGACCTTAGCACAATATGCTTGCCTTGGACAGTTCTTTTCGTAGTCGCTTTTACTGTTGACCACTCGTATTCATCTACCCATATTAACTCATCTGGTAATGTTATGCCATTGATAGTTATCATGCTATTCTCATTCCCATTTTCTTGAACTCTTTCAGCAAGGACTGCGCTAATTTCATGTCGGCCTTGACTGGTATAATCTTGTCACCAACCCCAAGGTTTACGGTACCAAGAAGGGTGTCAGAACCGCCCATACCCATGAACCCGCTAGTGGAAGCTGCGATTGCTGGAGTATCTACCAAACCACCAGCGTTGAACTGCAGCTGCGGGAACTGCATATTATTTATCTTATCGAAGAATCCTGAACCTAATTTACGAACTGCTGATTCTTTGATTACGTACTCACCCGGGGTAAGCATGGCTCGTACTGAGTCTACTCCCCTTTTAGCCGCTGATGGGTAGCCTACACTACCGCCAGAATTAAGCCAGTATTTAACACCGGAATCACCGTTACTGGAACTTCCGTAACTCTTCTTCAGGTCGAATAGCGCCTTAGCTAATTCCACTTCAAGGAGCTTGACTTCGTTAATCATGTCGGCTTCGCGGTCAGCATATTCTTTGGCAGTATCAAGCCGCAGTTTAGCAGTGTCTAGCTCAGCTGTGTGCTGGCCTTTGTACGTGCCAGTTTCGAAGACTCTTGCGGCCTTTACTAAAGAATTATCCCTAACGTGGGTAGCATGCACGTCACTGTTGGTGTATGTAGTCCCGGCTAGGGCTTCTTGCTTCTGGTACAACCCGTTCAGAGCTGCGTACTGCCGCATGAGCAACGCCTTAGCTGCTGTCTTAGTGGCTAGTACTGACTGCGTCCTGGCTGGGTTAGGTGCAGTGATCGTAACACCTTTTTCTTTCTCTGCAGCCTCGTAGTACTGTATCTTGAAGTCGCTGAGCGCATTACTTAACGACCGCTGTGTAGATGCGTTAGATGCAGCAGACGCTGCTACATTAGCATTATTACGGGTTACATAGCTACTTCCATACGCACTGCTAACAAAGCTAGGTTTAGCCGGTGTATAGCTGTTTATCTGGGACTGTAACCTACTCCACCCTCCTTCTGAGCTAAGATCCATTGCGTACCCGCCGTTAATCTTGGAGCCAGACATAGCACCACCCCACCACTCCTGCAATGCGGTAACTACCTTACTGGTGTATGGTTTACCTAAGCCGGGGTTCCGCAATGAAGCCTGGTATGCATCCTGCTCTGTCTTAAACTCAGCGTTGGCTGTAGCTATAGCGTCCTCAGCGTCAGCAATCTTATCCTGCATGTCGAATTGGGCGTCTAACTTGGACTGCGCTATGTCCATCATTTTTTCTTCGTAGTCTATTTTGTCCTGCAACAAATCTGACTCTAAAGTCTGCTCAGCTTCCATAATAGCCCAGTCACGCTCGTCTTGCAGGGATTGCAAGGTGTACATGAGCTCTTCAGCAATCATGGCCAGTTCTATTTTCTCATTTTCCAGTATATACGCAAGATCAGTCTGTCCAGTTTCCTTAGCATACTTGATCTTCTGGTTGTACTCTTCAGTAGTGTTGTCTAGTTCAAATGTGAGCTGAGCCTGAGCGTCGCCAATGTCACCGCCAACTGCTAAATGAGGTACAGCTTCTGAGAATGTTTTAACCATACTCAGGGCATGGGCGTTACCTTCGTCAGAAAGCAGGTTAGAAGTCCTGTCAGCCAACTTATTATGAAACGAAGGGGCATTGACGTGATAAGTAGTTCCGTTGATTGTAGACGGCATACTGACCGTTTTAGGGGCATCAAGGAATGATGGGAATGCGCCGTAATCAGGATCGACCTCACGGTTGTTAAGGGCGTCAATGAAATCAGCGCCGTAATGCTGAACAGCTTCCTCATTCAACACGTACTCACCGGGGGTCAGCATTGCCAATACGTTATCAACCTTGCGCTTCTTCCCTTTTGGGTAGCCTACTGGTCCACCAGAGTTCAACCAGTATTTGATACCAAGAGCTTGCCCAGCCGGTTTAGACAGCGTAGTAGTACTGGCTGAAGACTCAGATTCCTGCGAACGTATAAGCTCTTCGTACCTTTGACGAAGTTTTATAAGTTCCAGTTGAAGCTCCAGTTCCAGCTTGTTTACTTGGTGAATAGTATCTCTGGAGTTCTTCTGCACGTCGAACTGCGCCTGTGCAGAGATGATGTCACCTTCACTTTTGCTGCTGGCAGTCTCATTGATAGTCTGAATAGTAAACTTGCTATCATACACTTCTTTTTGCCTAGCGAATTGGCCTTGGACCCTAGCCACTCCCCTGGTGGCTTTATTATTTACGTTGGCAACCTTACTTTCTTCGGCATCTTCCTTCTGGTCTTCTACGGCAGTATCACCCTTATATGAGTTTTCCAACACTGCCAGATTAGTTTTAGCCTCAGCTACCTTAACAGCAGCAGTGGATATTTCAGCCTTAGAACCACGCGTCTGTGTTTCGTATACGGGGGTTGCCGTGAGGCCTACGTTGCTCCAGGTCTTAAATGTCCTAAAGGTTCCAGTAAGGTACTTGTAGCTGGCCTCTTCCTTCTTCAGGGAGTTGTCAAGCGCTGCCTTTTCTTTCAAGTACGCCCTGTCTATATCAGCCCGTTCTTTAGCTAGATCAGCCATAGCCTCAGCGTAGTCTGCCGCTGCCTCATCCTTTTCTTCCTGGAAGTCCGCAACTTTGTCTTCAAGATCCGCTGTTGCTGAGAGCATGTCTGCTTCGTAGTCAATCTTGATCTGGCCTAGGGTGGCTGCTAACGTAGTAGCCAACTGCTCTAACTGGAGCTTTTCCATTTCCAGTATGAACACTTCCTGATCGTTACCGCTTTCCCTGGCGAAGTTTATGTCCTCATTGTACATGGAAGTGGTTATACGTTTTTCCTGATCGAATTGCGCCAGAAGTTCTGCTGAACCGCCAGTGCTCATTCTTGGTACTATTTTGTTGAATGAACTCATCAAGTTAAGGGCACGGGTCTTACCCCTGACGGTCTTCTGGGAATTAACCTGATCCTCAACGTGCTGATGAAATGACGGGGCATTGATGTGGTAAGTAACACCGCCGTGAGTCAAGGGGATCTTTGGGTTAGAACGCAGTTGAGCCCCACGCACGGCCATCAGGCCTGCGTCAGAAAGCCCGGTAGCCATATTACTAACGTAGCCACCTGCTTCATACATTTTAGGTTGAATGGAATGCCCTATGCCAAGCACTCCCTGGTTCAGAGCCCGTAAGAAATCAACCCCGTATTTCCTAACTGCTGACTGCTTCAATACGAACTCGCCCTTCATCAGCATTGCTGGAACATCATCCTTGGTGCCGCCGCCTTTTGTTATGTACGGTGACGGCAGCTTATTGAATACACTACCACCCTCAGCGTACCCAGACGGGGAACCAACTGTAACGTACTTGGTGGTAACTATAACCGTCCGGTTACGTAAAGAAGCAAGCATATCAAGTAACTTCTGAAGGGTAGGCATTCCAAGAACGGTAGCAGTAACGCTAACTGCCTTATTTACAACCTCAGCTATGGTGTCAGCCAATGTCTGGACTTCTTCTTCGCCGTCAGCCGCAGCGTTTACCGCGACATCTTTAGAGTACACACCGGTCAGCCATTCATTTAGTTTTTCTACGTCCTCAGCCCCATCAACTTCTACCTTAACCTCAAGGTCTTTTCCCTCACTGTCCGCAATGTCTTCCAGGAGCTTGTCAAATAGCTCCCTAGCGACGATCACGGTGATGGTGGGTTCTTCTTCGGACAGCTCAGACAATGAAGCCTTGAGCCCTTCTATCACTTCTGTGGCGTCTTTACCATTCACAAGAAGTTTGCAGTTTATGCTGTGCGCATCATTCACCAATCCACTGAAGTTATTGGTGAACTCCGGAAAACCTTCAGGCTCAAACGCTACCTTAATGCTGGTGCCTAGGGTGTTATCAACAACACTCTTCAGATCGGTACTAAGGGAGTCCGTATCAGCCGACAGCTTCAACGGAGTGCCTTCTACATCCTGCCGGAACGTAGCCATCTGCTCAGAAGCGCCTGCGAATACTTCATCTGACTCAATGGCCCCGAGTTCCATAGGCGTCGCCGCTTCTTCCTGCAGCGCATATAACTCTTCGTAGACGTCTGCCACTTCCCCAGCGGCGTCTTCTGTCGCTACTTCCACTACTACTGGCTCTTCTTCTGCAGTCTGGCGGAGGACTGACATCTGCTCGGCTGCATCAGAAAACGCTGAATCATCTACTCCTATTTCTAGTGTAGAAGGGATAGATGCGTCCGTTTGGAATACGTCAAGTGCTTCTTTAGACTCAGCTATTTTGTTGGTCACTTCGTCCGCATTCATCTGCAGTGTTATACCCTGCGCCGCATTCTGGCGAACTACATCCATAGCCCCAGGGATCAGGCTGAGGTTCTGGAATATAGCAGAAGCGTCAAACCCTAGCTTAAACGGATTGGATTGGATGGTCTTACTCAAACCAGTCACTCTCTGGCCAGTCTCATCTAACAGTACCATGTACTGCTTGCTTTCTAGATTGGCGTCACGCAAGAACGTAAGCTCAACTCCGTTACCTATAGCGGCGGCTTTCTCCTTAATTATATCAAACGAGTCCGCTAATTCTTGGCTGGAAGCAGTACCGTTCTTGACCATTGTGTTATAAATGGTCATCATGTCCCGAACCTGCTGCTGGGCTGACGCAGTATCCATAACTTCGAATATCTTCGAAGCTTCCGCCACTATCTCTTTCCCTATCTGTACTTCAGCCTGGGAAAACACTACAGTACCATTCTTCTCAGTACCCAGTTTGCTGTACTGAGACTGCAGCTCCTTAAGGCCTTCTACCATCTCTTGCGTGTTATCTTCTATCTCCAGGGACATGGGGGTAGCAGATACCTTGGCCGCTGCCTCGCCCAACTGGTTTATAGGAGTCAACGCCTCAGTCTTTACTATTTCGCCTATGGATGAGAATCCGGTGGACATGGTGGCAGCTGTGGTAATCACCTGCTGACCAGCGGCGTTAGTTGCTACTATGAATTTCTCATAACCAGCTGTAGCAGTAGCAACAGGGGTAGCAAGCGCTTTGCCAGTAGGTTCAGCCTTGGCTGTCATACCGTCAGCTACGTTAGTCCAGGTGTCCCCAACCTTGCGTATAGCCTGAACTGCCTCAGCGGACTGCTGCACTACTGGGCCAGCTATATTAGGAGTAGTCTGCGTACTAGCCTGAGAAGTTACCTGCTGACCCTGAGCATTAGTATACGTTGCTGAACCATTAGGCTGCCGGGCGGTATTAGCAGGGGCAGTACCAGCTGTGGCAGTAGCCGCTATTGTGGCCTGTAGCTGCTGTGCTATTTCTAACTTCTTCTGCCACTTTCCAATTTCCACGTCAAGGTTCTTGGCAGCAAGTTTGTGCATCTCCTTCTCAGCATCCATAACCCGCTTGAATGCATCATCCATTTTCTGCAGCGTGTCAAAGTATTGCCTATTGGCGTCACTACGTGCTTTAGCTTCTTCTGACAGTTTTTTCTGAGCTTCTTCTTCTTTCTTAAGATTGTTTAAGTACTCCTCTGTATCCCGCGCCTTATTAAGTTCCTCAGTGGTTCTTGCTACGTACCCTATGGCTTTCTCTTGATCAGCAAGAGCGCCACCAATATCACCAGCTTGTTTAATCAGGTCTTTACCACGGGCTAAAGCGGCTAAATCCCCGTCTTTTCTAGCCTGCTCTACTAACTCTATACCTTCTGCTAGTTTATTAGAAGCTGCTCTGGAGTTACTTACTTCCTTTTCTTTGTCAGACATTGTTCGTTGCCGTATAGCACGAATCTTGTCTTCCCCGGAAGCCGTAGTGGAAGCTTTGTCAGAAGCCAACTTCTGAGTGGCCTCCAACGCTTTCTTTCGGTCTTCTTCCTCACGCAGGGCGGCTTTATGGCTTATGTCACTGAGTTTGTCTTGCAGCGTCTTCCAGGCCGCAGCCTTGTCATCAGCGTACTTCTTGTCTGCTTCGGCCCTTGCTACTAGATCCTTTTCAGCTTTCTTAAGGGCATTCTCATTTAACTTATCTATTGCCTCAGATGCCTTAGTCTCGGCTTCTACCTGCTTAACCAATTCCTTGTTAACGAACTCAGTGCGTGCGGCGTACATTTTCAGTACTTGCTGATTGGCGTCTTCTTTTTCTTTATCACTAGCACCGGCACCGAGCTTATTGAGCTCTTCCTGTAGAGCTTTAGCAGCTGCCAGCTCCATGTCATTAAACTTCAGGGTGGAAGCAAAGCGCTGGGCGTCTGCTTCTTCTTTAATCAAAGTCCCGTTGGCTTCCAGTAAAGCTATGCTCTGCAGCTCTTCAGCATTTGCAACTCTAGCTGATGCTACACGAGTCTGGTACTGCTCTTTCAGCTGGGCAGGGCTCATTGCATCTAACTGAGCTTCTGCTACTTTCTTGTCGAGATTTATCTGAATATCAGCAAGCTCTTTACCTAACCGCGCCTGCCCTTCTTTATTGTCTTTAGCGAGCTCCAGCTCTTGGGCAGCTGTATCTTTTAGAGCTTGTATTTTAGCAGCTGAAGTTTCCTTAATCTCAGCGATTTGCTCAGCTTTAGCCCCTACGTAACCGAAAGTGTTGGCTACTTTTCTAGCAGCTGCTTCGCTACTCTCTTTCTCTTTAGCTATATTGTTATCTAGAGTAGCTTGAATAGCGGCACTCAGCCTGGCTACATTCTCTATACCTGAGTACTTCTTTCTGGCAGCTTCTATAGCCTTTTCAGCTTCTTCCTCAGCCAGTTTTATCTTCTGTACTACAGCTGTTCTATGATCGTCTAAAGCCTTCTTGTTATTCATGGAGGCTTCATCATTTATAGCTCGCTTAGCAGTCTGCAACAATGCAGCAGCTTCCAGTTCGTCAGCCCCTAAAGCTAAGTTAGATCTGTACAACGCCTCTGCTTCTGCATACTTTTCTGAGGTAGCTTTGCGCTCAGCCTGAATAGCCAGCAGCCGCTCTTGTTCACCTTTCTTAAACGTACCGCCAAGTTTCTCATAGGTCGGCAAGAAGTCTACAATAGCACCCTTTCCGTTCTTGAACTCTTCCACCAGCATAGTACCTACGTCTTTAGTGGCTGGAGTACCCTCACGCATTTTGTTCAGAAGGTAAATCACTTCCTTTGCGGCTGTAGCTGAATTAGTGAGCCCTTTTACAATGCGTTCTACATCCTCCGCTGGGGTGTCCAGCGTTATTTGCCCAGTGGTCATTAGATTTGCAATAATGGCTGTTGCAGCTTCTTTGTTCTGCTTCAGCGTATTATAGAGTATTTTCCCTTCTTCAGATAATTTAGTGAACCCAATGGCATTTAACTCAGTGAACTTGTCAGCAAGATCGCTTGTGGTTTTCAGGTTCTTATCCATTGCCTCCATGAATGCGGAGCTAGAAGCTGACTCATTGCCGTAGGCGTTCATCTCTGCAGTAAGCTCTGCAATCTTACCTTTATCGTAGTCAAGTACTACTGTCATGACTATTTTTAAGGCGGACATGCTTGCATGCATTCTACTGAAAAACCCAGCCCATACTCTACTAAGTACCCCTACCTGATTGGCCATAGACTGTACTGCATCCCTATGTGCCTTGGCTAAGCTTTCCATTTGTAGGGAGTTAATCTGTTCTTTGTACCTTGTTAGGGCCGTGGCACCCTTATCTATACTACCTGAGAATAAGTCTATGGAGTTAGCAGCCGCCAGTGCTGTGTCAGCTACGTCTGAGTTACTTAGTGCTGTATCTATCAGCTGTTTACGTAAAGCTAAATTGGCGTCCTTAAGCTCTACTGAGCCTGCAGCCAGGCCACCTACTCTTTTTTCGTACTCTGCTATACCAGCTGATAAAGAGTCGAACTTTATAGCCTTTTCTGAAGCCGCTTGTGAAGACTTAGCAAAATCGTCTAGTGAGGCTATAGCGAAGGCCAAAGCCCCGGCTACAGCTACTAATGGTAACAGCACAACAGCAAGTGTCCCAGACAAGGTAACAGCAGCAATATCTGCTTGTATCATAAATGTAGTGAATGACCCAATAGCAGCAGCAGCCCCTGTAAATAACCTTGGTATAAGCACCATGGGGTTCATTAGTACAAGCAGCCGTCTAGACAGCCCCATGGTGGCTAGAGCCGACGCTTCAGCAGCTACGACGTTTGCTGCCATAGCCGCGTTTAAAGCTGAAAGGCCTATGCGTACAGTATTCCCTATTACCAGCAAAGAAGCTAAGCTAGCTCCGAATATGGCGAATTTAGTGATCGCCCCACCAACCGCTGAGTTTATAAAGAAGCTTAAAGCAGCCGCCGCTTCCTTAGCTGCGGTCACTAAAACTTTCAGTACGTCAGTAATCCCGGCGTTACCTAACGCAATAGCAAGAAGGCCTACACGATCCTGTAAGTTCTTGTACATTACTCCCAGGCCTTCCATCTGGATTGCGGCCATGGCTGCTGCTGTACCTGACTCCCCGACAGCGGCAAGCATTTTATCGAACCCGTTTCCTGAGTCGACCAGCGTAAGTACAGCAGAAGCTCCACGTTTACCAAACAGGTCAAAAGCGTCACCAGCCCCACGGACTACGGTACCTAAGTTGGCAATGACGGTAGACAGGCTGTTAGTACTGGGATTCAACTGCTCAATAGAAACGCCAACACGCTCAGCTGCTGCTTTGAGCTTATCAGAAGGATCTACCAGCAGTGAGAACATATTACGGAGTGACGTACCAATGGTGGAAGCTCGCATACCTGAGTTCGCGAGCGTCATCAGTGCAGCTGATGTTTCTTCGAATGATACCCCAGCGTCTTGCGCTATTGGGCCTACGTAGTTGAATGCGGTATTAAGCTTTTCAATGTCCAGCTTTGACTTATTGACGGCAGTAGCGAATACATCAGCTACGTGCCCTGAGGAAGCTGCAGCAATGTCGAATACCCGCATGGCAGTTGATACAAGGTCAACGGTCATGGCCATATCAGCTAGAGTACCTGTGGCTAAGTCTGATACCGCTTGAATGGTGTCTATGGATTCAGAAGCTGAGAAACCTGCCTGTCCAAGTACCAACATACCTTTGCCTACTTCAGAAGCTGAGAACTTAGTAGTCTCAGCGACGCTCAGCATTTTCTCACTCATTACCCCAACTTCAGCTGTAGTAGCAGAAGTTACGGCCTGTAGATCCTTAAGTGACTGGTCGTAATCTTTTATGACTGTACCGACACCTACGAATGCGTCCTGTATTGCCCTGATAGCTGTGGAAACTACGCGGTACTGCCCGTATTCAAGCAGACGCCCGGCAAACCCGCCCATTTTAGTACTAGCGACTGTAGCCTGTTTACCTACATCAGCCTGCGCCTTGGCTACGTCTTGCAGTGGCGTGATAACAGCATTCAGCTTAGCATGCAGCTGACTCAGATCATTAGCAAATGTAGCGAATACTTTAAGGGTACCGGACTTCTCAAGGGTGGCTATACCTTTAGCAAGTTCTGCTATGCGCTGCACAACCTTGTTTATATCAAGGTTTATCAGTGCAGTGAACCCAGCTACCAACTGCTCTATTTTGGGGAGTTGCGCCCCATTCATTTTTGCCAGAGCTTCGGCTATTCCGTTAATACCAGTAGCTGCCCCTGTAACATTGAGTTTCCCAATCCGCTCTAGGCCCTTAGAAAAATCTGACATAAGCGGTAGGTTAACTGCCGAAAACTTACCAAGCGCGGCTACAATACTCTCAAGGTTTTTGCCAGTCCCTGGTACTGTTGACCCCTGCAGCTTAAGAAGCTTTTTTGAAATGCCCTCTATTTTGGTAGCGTCTATCTTAGACAGGTCCCCTAACTGCTTCTTCAGTGCCGCTATGTTAGTAGATAGTTCTGCACCACCAGAAGTCTTAAGCTTTTCTATTTGGCTAATAAAAGCAGATAAGTTTGGAGCTTTTACGGTAGACAGGGACTCAAGGGATGTTGATATTTCTTTTACTTTAGCGGTATCAACCGTGACATTTTTCAGCTTATCTAAGGCCGCTATAAACTTATCAAGATCAGGAACTTTGAACTCAGGAAGCTTCAGCTCAGTCAAAGCTTTAGGGACAACTATAGCGGCCAGACCGTCTTTGAAGGCGGTCATAGCGTTAGCGGCCGTAGTCGCAGTAGTAGCTACCTTCCCAAGCTGATCAGTTATGTTCGTAATAACAACAATTTGCTTCTCAAAGCTAGCAGCAATAGCTTCGAACTTTTCCTTGATGTTACCTACTATATTAACCGACAGTTCTATATTCTTAGTAGCCGCCATAATGTCTATTTCCTATTACCCATGAATGCTGACAATCTTTTCCAGTTATCTTGTACTTCTGCTAGTTCCAGCTCTTCCCTTGTTTTAGGGGCAAGACCTTGTCTTTGGAACTCTTTGGTTAATTCTTGTAAGTGTTTATGATCGACGTGACTTGCCATCCAAAGCAGGGCTAACTGATCTGCTTTAGCTGGGCCACGCTGTTTTAGAACTGCTTTAAGGAACACCCCTATTTCAGAAAGCGAGTAGTCCTTAATATTTGTCCAGGAGTGTCCAGACTCTATAAGAGTCTGGACAAGAGCAGCAAGATCTACTTCTTCGTCTTTACTGTCTTCTGAAACTTCCCGGCCAAAGATAGAAAGTTTTTTTCAAGATCATCCCTTGACTTCAGGTTGACCTCAAAGATTTTATCCACCAGTGCTACAATATGCTCAAGTGGAAGACGAACTACGTCTTCTTCCTCAATATTAGAAGCCTCAGCAATAACAGCAGGGAATTGATCAAGTAAGATAGATGCGAGTTTGATGATGTTTTCAGGAGTGCCGTAGTTTTCCCAGGTAATACCTTCTTCTGAGATAATAGCAGCGAACCCTTTAAGCTGCTTGGCAACAGTGGCCAGAGCAAGGATTCCTAAAGGTTTAATAACAACTTGAGCGGATCCGATTGTGAGAGTGTCGCCTGGGAAAAGTGAATCCCAGTCTACGTTTAGACGTGTACGAGCCATCTTGGGCCTCCATTGAATTGAGTTTAATGCTGCGGTTTGCTGCCAAACCGCGATATAGAGCAGGACGCTCTTTTTACTAAAATCAATTTTACAAAGTAACGAAAGATACCGCAAGTCTAATGCAGGTATAGTTGGTACAAAAGAAAAAGCCCGTAGCTTTTGGCTACGGGCTTTTCATTACCTACTGTATAGTAGAGCTGAACTTAAGCAATAGTGAATTCCATGTAAGGAGAATCAGGATGCCCAACTTCGTCTTTCAGTATTTCACCAGTGAAGCCCAATGTGGACCAATCATCCCCAATCATGGAAGTATCTCCGTCTGGTGCTAAAGAGCAGCGCCATACCTGAAGTTCCATCTGGGTACCAACTGGGTTATCAGAAACGAAGCGAAGCTTGCCTTCCATCTGAGTATTTTTGAAAGCTTGAATTGTAGTGTAAGTAGAAGCAGCATAACCATAGGTTACTTTGAGCTCAGTACCCTCAGCAATGGATCCGCCGTTAGCAGTGTCAATGATCATGATACGGCCGATTGTAGCGTCCTTCAGATCCTCATTTACTACATAGTCGGTACCCTGTACATAGACAGGAGTACCAGCTGTACCAGTAACTGCAATCACGCCTGGAACGAACACTGGGGCGACAGTGGCACTGGCAGGGGCGTTAGCTGTAGTAGCAGAACCAGCTGTACCCTGAGTAGCGGTAAGGACAGCGGCAGTCATGCTGAATGTGCCTGAGGCTACAGCAACCTGAATGAACCCGGCACCAACAGCTACAATGGAACCAGTAGCCAGAGAGGTAGCCTGAGTGATAACGTTACCAACCACGAATGGCCCGGCAGTAACAGTACCATGAGTAATCTTCATGGTGCCTATGTTTCTATGAACCAGTTGGCTACGTTTTCCAGGATGACCAACAACAGTCTCAGCAACCGCAGAGCCTGCTACCTGAGTTACTTCAATAATATCAGCCAGTGAGAGCATAGCAAGATTTTCTTTGTTCAACTCATCAAGGGTGAATGTAACCCCAGGAGTGATCTGAGAAATGATCTGCTTGTCCTTAGCTTTCAAACCACCGCGAGAACTAAAATGATCCAGTTTCTCCAGTGCAATGTTGAATGAGAAGGCGGGAGCATTACCAAGGTCACGCTCGCCTTTGTACAGGCCGTTAGAGCCCTTCTCATCGAAATAAATAACTCCCTTACCAAGACTGTAGTTGTCTGTATTTGGTGCTGTTGCCATGATGTATTCTCCTGTTACTATTTATTTTACAACGATTGACTGGTATGAACACCATACACAATCTACTTTTACCTGACGGTACTATATCCCTTCATCCATGTAGCTTAGTATCAGTACGAGTCTCATGCCCAGTACATCAGGCAATCCGTACCCTGTCGGACCTTCTGTGCGGGTTTCACGAATGAAGGTATTATTCGTTACTACAGCACCATCTTTAAATACAGCAACTCTCACGTTCCTATATAATTCTTTTACGTCTGTTGTGGCATTTGAGATTATCTCTAGTGTCACTTCCAGATCCCTGTATGCTGGGTACCCTAGTGGGTTTCTGGTAGAAGGCTTAACTATGTCATCTACTCCTTCTATCATGAATATGCATGGTAAGTGTGCTTCAGCTATAGGTACTGTCGGTGACCGCTTGAAAGCAGCCACAGCAAGAGCACCGGAGTTCTTAGCAATCTTTACTCTTTCAAAAATGGCTAATAGCCCTAGTTCTCTATTATCTTGCATCTAAAGCCCTATCCAGCATTTCATAGCTGGCCCTACCTATAGCAGTCTGCATTTGCCTTTTGTCAGCGTCAGTAAGCTGAGCTACTACACCAAGTTCTGCTGTAGAAGACCATATTCTACCTTGTGACTCTACTGTCCTAGCTCTCCCTGACTTCTTACGGGGAACACTAGGCCAGGGCCTGTTGCCAGGAATTACGCCGTATTCTATAGCTGAAGAATACTCCAAACCATCATTAATAACAGTTACTGAAGTTATGGCACCGGGTCTTTGATTGATATGCCTTCTATCTATATCCCATTTACCAGCGAATGTTCCAGTTTCCTTAGGGGAATACTCCCTCAGTTTACTCAACAGAAATTCAACCTGATCCCTGGTTTCCTCCTGCAGCTTTCTTCCTGTGGAGCCGCTTACTACTCGTAAGCGTTTGGCTATTTGGACTAGCCTACGAATTCCTTCCACTTTGACGCCAGCCATCATACCCTCCGCAGTAATATAGTGTACAAGGCAAATGCCGGATCAGTAGTACTCGCAATGACTCTGTACTGCCCGTTGGCTGCGTCATTGCTAGTAACCAGTAGTAAGTCCCTACTACTAGGGAATACAGGGAGCTGAGCCCCCTTCAGCAGCCCTTTAACGTCCTGTGGTTGAATCAGCTCAGAAAAAGACAAGAACTGAACATCACGTTCTGAAAAAGAGTCTATAATAACATCTACTTGGTAGTCAGTCGTAGTGGCTGTTGAGAACCCGTCGTCCTGCACTGTGGTGTACGTGGCACTGTAAACTAGGTCTTTCAAAACCTTGAATGCGGTATTAACACCAGCCGTAAAAACTTTCTTTAGTCCCATTACGCCCTCAGTAACCAAACCTGGCTGTTACCTGAACGTAAGGTGTACCCAGTAAGTATATTCCATATTTTGATAGGTATGGTCTTCGGCTTGGTATTGTACAAACCATCGTCCGCCTTAAGGTCAAGGCTACCTACTTTCACCTCAGCTAGCCCGGCCATGGCGCTATCCGCGGTTCGGTCACCCTCAAAGGATGACAGAGCTAATTCGAACACAGCAGTCTTTACCGCTTGTGGGATTATCATCGGGTCCTCGTAAGAACCGTCTGGCATGATTACGTCTGCCCGGGGCCACCCCATGGCTTGCGTAGTAGAAGCCTTTACGCCTTTCCACTTAGCATACCAATCGAGTTGCCTAGAAGCTGTCACTAAGACAGCTTCCTGGTTTTCCATATCTTCCCATTCTGAAGCAAAGATCCTGTCTTCAAAGTAGGCGTCTGCCTCAGCTACTGTTACGTAGCTGTTGGCAGACACCGCCCCTATAGTAGCTATGAGGCCCATTATTTAATCTTACGCTTGGGAGCTGTAGGAGCTGGAGCGTCAGCAACAGGTTCCTCAACAGTAGGAGGAACCTCAGCGGCCAACTCTTCAACTACTGGGGCCTCAACTTCTGACCCCTTGGCAATTGACCATCCAGCTTCAACCATGTCCTCAATCTGAGTGTCCATGACTTCTGCTTCCATATCATCTTTGTACATTTTCATTGTCAGTACTCCGTTAGTTGACTAGTGAACGATTAAGCAGACTTGGTTCCAACCAGAGTGATCTTACGATGATCCAGAGCAAAAGCGCCTACCAACATATCCATAGACATGGTGGTCTTTTTGGTGCTGATGTTGTAATCCTTAACAATACGGATATTAACACCGTTGCTGGAAGCAATGGCACTGTCACCTGAAGGAAGATCGAGCATTGGGAAAGCAACAGCCAGCGAGCGGTTATCGAAGATAGCGCCATGGATGTTAACAGTCTTGCCAGAAGCTACTACAGTGATAGCGGCACCAGCGGGAACGAGCTCGTTGATCTGATCTACAAGGGTGATAGCGGTAGAGCCAACAAGAGCCTCAGCAGCTACAAGCATAGGCCGACGCATACCGGCTACGATCAGACGGTCACCAGCTTTGAATGTACCAGTGGTAGCCGCTGTAGAAAGAGTGGTCATACCGATCTGATTCTTGGTAGGATCAGCAGCTACGGTAACGCCAACGCCTGTTCCTGCAACAAATGTCTGCTGAGGAAATCCGTTGCTGGCATACCAGTCCATACCCATAACATGCCCCATGATAGCGGACTGCATGGTGGAAACACCGGGGATACCACGAGAATCCGCACGGTTGAACCAATCCTGACCAAGCAGAGTAGCCTCAGTCTGAAGATCTACCAAGCTGAAACGGCTAGGAGCGAGTTGCTGAATAGTAGCAGCAAGACGGGCGTTAGCAACGTCCTGAACAGTACCATACAGACCGGTAGAAGCGTACAGACCGGCACCATGAAGAATCTTAGAAGACACGTACTGATCAGCTTTCTCAGCAAGGCGATAAGCTGCAGGCTGAAGAACTTGCTCAGTGAAGTTGTCCAAGTCAAGAGCCAGCTCGCGAGCTGTCAACTCAACAGAAACGTCCAGATGTTTCTCAATGGTCATAGACCGACGAGAAGACTGAATAGGCTGTGTAGCGATTGTGGTAGCAAATTCGTCTACATTGTAGTCGCCATGCGTACGGAAAGAGATAGAGTCCCCAATCTTCCAGCCATTAGATGTGGTGGTAAAATCAGAGGTTTTGTCAACAGCACACATTTTACTTACTACTAATGCGTCTTCCAAGTGAGTCATGGCCTCAGCAGCCAAGATTTGCGGATGATCCCAAATATTTCCCATGATAATTCTCCTGTTAGGTCTTTTGTCTTATTTCAGTTGGGACTAACTTATTGCTAGCGCCAACCAGATTAATGAGAAGGGTTATCCCTTCAATTCTACTTTACATGCACCACAAATAGAAAAAGCCGATTAAGTTGTTAGACTCAATCGGCTCCTATATTCTATACTGCAGCCGATGAATCATGTAGTTACTACCATTGATCCTTCAGCCCCAGGCGTCAGAACGTGTGCAGATAATCTCAGACTATCTGATTTTACTTAACTATAGACCACCCAAAAGATGTGTCAATAAAAAAGTGTATAAAATAGTAGATAAGTTATTTCTTACTTCTACTTTTTTCTCGCAAGGCCTTATAGCCAGCAATATCTCCCTTAGCTGCAAGGTCCGCTAATTTTGTGTTAACGTCATCTGTATCCATACTACCTGATCCACTAAAACCGCCACCACGAGAAGCAGGCCAGTAATGCGGAGATACTTCTTTAAGCCCGACAATCCATTTGTCTGACGTAAGGATCATGTCATCAGCAGTCTTGCGGAGCTTCCCATCTGCACTACGGGCTTCAACTTCGCCGTTTGCACCTAGGGAAAATACAGCGCCACCCCGCAATAAAATGTCAGCTACTGCTTGTGGTAGCACACCGGCTTTCAGAGCAACTTCACGAAGATGATCTTCCACCATTTTTTTCTCGTACTGGGTTCTGTAAGAATCAGCTACAGAAGACGACTCGTTGATCTTCTTTTCCAGCTCTTTCACGGTGGCTTCTGTGTCTGCCCTGAATGTTGCCGTCTTAATCTGAATGAGTTCGTCAATTCTTCCGTCTTTAATCATCTGCGCTTCAGATGACTCCTGGAAGAACTTCAAAGCTTCCTTTGCCTTCTTAGGATCTTCGATATCTGCAAAATCCTTAAGCCGCTCTTGAATGGTCTTCTTCTCATTGAGAAGTTCATCATTCTTGCTTTTCAGCCCCTGTACAGCTGTTTCAATCTTTGTAGCGATTTCAGCATTAATGTTTGTCATTTGTGCTTCGTAGTCAGCTACAGCCTTTGCTCGCAGGTCTTCATCTTCTATGTACTCAAACATGTTGTTGCTCCTCCCCGGGAGAATTTGTTTTTGCCCCCACAAGGGGCAGGTTACTGAGAAAACCTCAGTGTTATGCTACGTAACTGCTAGCCTTAGATGCAGAGTTGCCAGCTGCTAAGGCCTTTTTCGTACTCTTACTGTTATCTTTTTTACCAACTACTACTCCACTGTCGTTCCCTGGTGGATCCTCAACTATGGGCATTCCGTTAGCATCTGTTTTTACCTCTCCCTGTCCGGCCACTGGAGCTTTCGGGTTTAAGGTTATGTTCTCAGCAATGAAATCTTTTTGCGCTATCAGCTGGTCAACGTACTCAGACAATGAGGTAGTCTGGTCAAGAAGACCATTACCAACCAAGTACCGGTGCACAATAGACAATGGCATAATGTTCTTACCAAATCCGTCTATGATCTCTCGCATTACATTACTATCTGGTATCCCGTATGTCAAGGCAGATGGTGCATCTATGATCACCTTACTCTTGTCGAGCCCGGCCCAATCGCACATTGTATATAACCCGGAGCGAATAGCGTTAAGCGCAGATAAATAGATACTATAAATACTAGCAGACTGTGTAGCCTGCCGAATACGTAAGGCCTCAGCTGATTCAACACCGTTCCTGGTATCAAGAATGGCTACACCATGGCGAATAGCTTCTTCATACAGATCTGAAATATGCTCTTTAACATGCTGCAGTGCGGCTGTATCTGTCTGGGTGTAAAATACCCTGGCCTGTGCATCAGGTAGGACGATCATTACTGATGAGCCCACTACGTTAGGAAGATCGTCGTCATTGGAAGCCCCGGCCATAACCAGGGTAGGATTGCAGGATAAATACTCACTATTAGCAAGATCAGCTTCTTTCCGGTAAATCTGTACTGAGCAGTTCGCTACTGAGAGTAATGGAACTGGCTGCAGCTCTACACTGTTGCTGATACTTCCGGCAATATACATTGGAATTTCATCTAGAGTTTTACCCATGTATGAGGGGGTAGCTGCAAAATCTGCGAATTCACCGTTATCCCCAAACAGCTTAGTTTTGAATACGCCGTCTTCTATGTGCAGCACTCTGTACACGTCTTCTACGTCGTGTGAGAACACGTTAGTATTTGACGGTATTGCTTCTTTCAGAACACCAAGTATAATGTTTTTCTCTGACCCCATTACCTCACTTTTCCAGTTGATAAGCGACTCGGCGTTGTACCTGACGAACTTAAACTGGTTAGTATCTGGTACTATATCTACAATTACTGGGCAGCGGCCGGTAGTCAGAATCTCTATGATTATATCAAGGAACAACTGCTGAATCGAGCTACCATCCTTGGTGGCTTCTTTTAAAATGTAATCCAATTCGGTAGGAACATTAAACTCAGGCAGCTTGGATACAATAACACCGAGCGCACCCTGAAGGGCATACGAGCATACCTGCGGGAAATGGGCTCTTTCAATATAGGCGTCGTACGCACTTGCGTACTCACCTGTCATACCAGAAGGCCTTGGCAAGTACTTTTCCCGGGCTTCCTTTATAACTTGCTCCCCACGAATGCAGTCACGCACCCTTGACCAGCCCTTAGCGGCGCTGACATAACCAGGGGCTACTACACTGGGATCAGAAGTTGAATTGATGTTCTGCTCCCGCTCATACGAGGACTTATCTACAGTTGTAGTAGCTGTTGCTGTTGCTGCAGTATACATAGTTATCCTTTATGATTTTACAGCTCTACGCTGTAACTTGTTGAGTTTACGAGCTAAATTATAACGTGTGCTATCTAACGCATGGTCTTCTAAATCACTGTTAATATCTTCAGGTTTCTTTGGATCATGCTGCATAATTGGTATAGTCCGTACATGGTGTGGAGCAGCTTCACTAAAATATAAATGTGGGTGCTCTAAATCACCCCGCTTTGCCGCTCCGAGCATTGTTCTAATAAGTGACCAACCAGATACCCGGGAACCAGAACCCTTATACGCCTTAGTCCACCATAAACCATGGTCTGACATGTTCTTAGCAATGGACGTTCCATCCCTTACTTCCCATATGGCTGTATCCGCTGGACCTATTCGTACTCTGCAGCCGTATTCCCTGGCTATAGCGGAGTCAACTGATAGTACACGCTCAGCTATTTGCTGGGAAGTGGCCCTGTCACCCTCATTAGCAGTCCCGTTCCACCCATAGATCTCCATTATACATATAGCAGAACCTTTTGGCAAGTAAGGTACACCGTACTCAGGCTGTGGCTGCTCACCATTGCACTCGGCAATATATGTTACGGCCCACGGTTTGGAAGATCCCCAGTCGAAACTACGGACTACATCCCAGCTTCTTGGAATAGGGAATCTAGGCAAAACGTGAATCTTAGGATCCCATAAGTCAGCAAAGAATCCACCGTCTACTATATCCCATGAGCCCTCAATCCAGGCTTTATACTTCATGGGGTCATCCTGTACTGCCATCAGTAGGGTGTTCTTGTAGTCCGGGTCAGCTGTCAGAAGTGTAGTATTCTCAGATAAGGATGAAGTAATATGGCACCGTACTTTACCGGTAATAGGATCTTTGTATGGCTTCTTGTTTGGGGCTTTATCTATAAACCTGGCTTTTACCCAGCTATGACCAAATCCCGAAGGATTGCACGTAGCCCTGATCTTCCTGGGTACGTTCGGGTTAGAACTACGGTTACAGCTCATCATCAGCTTGTAGCACTCGTCGTTCTTCCAGTTGGTTAATTCTTCAAAGCCTATCCAGGGGTATTCATGGCCATGGTAGCCCCAGTAGTCTGAAGGGACTCTGATGTACCTTAGGTATAGAACTTCCCCATCTGGGAATGTCCACTTATGCTCTGAGCCGTTATAGGTAGCTTTTGGGAATATCTGTGATATCCATTTGAGACTCTTGTTGATTACGTCGGTCAGCTGAACGTACTCTTCACGAAAAAGAATACCGCGCCAGTCTTCCCCGTAGCCTACTCCAACTCCCTGCAGGAAATCCATTATGAGTACATCAGTTTTTCCCCCGCCTCGCGAGCCGTGTAAAAGGACCTCATGATACGGACATTGCAAGAAGTCTACTTGGCTCCCTGGGTGCGGCTCCCATACGGTAGTCTGAACTGGTCTATAAGATTTTCGCAATCGGCACTCCCTTGATATGGGCGCAAAGCTCGTAGCATTTATCCAGGCATTCTAGGATCCGTCCAGCAGGTGAATCAAAACCATCTGTAGCGGACATTTCTATATACGAGTCAACGTAGGCCTGTAGCTTGATGAAGTAGTACACGTTAGATGTAACCTCACCAATAAGGGCCAGTTTCATGCGCATTTGAACTCGCTCGCGCTCCATTATAGTTGGCATTCCTGCCCCCTAGTCACCACACCGGTCTTCGGTATTGCTACAGTCCATGGGGCTATTTCACGCTCTTTGAGAACTTTCTTGATTCGCACTACTCCGTCTATTGTCATGTAACCTTCTGTATGCCGTTTTACGTAGTCCCCGGACGTCTTCTTACGGGCACCAATATTATATTTATGGTTCTGGTACTTACGAATTGCTGCCCAGATCTCTTTGCTTGGGCTGTATTCACCAGAGCTCAGTCTTGCTATACTGTACAGGTACCGCTCATCATTGCACTGTTTCTTCAATAGTAAGTCAGCCAAGTGCCTACCAGCGCTAGTCGGGTACCTTCTGCCTGAGTAAAAACTCCTACGCATTGGTACTTTTATCTTCCCTAGTACTGGGTCCACTTCTTTCTTTATAGCCCTGAATATTGTGTTTGGTATCCACAGACCGTTTTTATCTATAGTTCCTGGGCTTCCAACCCACTTGGTATAGCGGTCCACCACCTTAGAAGGGCGTCTTCTGCAAAAGTGAACCGGGGTTATGTAAATAACTTCAGGTTCTATATGATTAGCACGGCCACGTTTTATCATGAGTTCTCAGCTTCCCAATCTTCCTCAGACATTCGGCCTGGGACTATCAGTACCCCAGCGTTCACATTGAGATTCTTGCTTTCAGTCTTGGTACTCCAGCCTAGCTTGTTCCCAGTCAAGAATTTGAACAGCTCACTATTGTAGCCACGGTTATCTAGGTTCTTTTTTCCTTCCCGTAGGTACCAGGCCTCATGCAAAGCCTCACCTATTTCGTAAGCTTTATTGAATTCTGCATATGTTTCGGACCAAAGTATGAGTTCACGCAGCGGAATTTCAAATTCTGCGGCTATTTCTACGGAACTCATGCCACTTTTAGCCAGCACCAGATATTCCATAGGATGAAAATCAGCATCGTACTTCTTTCCTTTTAGAATATCTGGGATTTCGTTCTTCTTCAGCAAGTTCTCCTGAATTACTGGATCACCGCCGTGCTTCTGGCAGACATTCCATTTCCCAACAGCGTTCCTGGCGCACTGCTTTCCATCAGGGTAAACGTAACTACAGCGCTCTACAGGATATACAGAAATCTCTTTAGTTATCTTATTTTCTTTTATATCCATGTCTATGATACTGTTCCCTGGAACCACTTTCTTGTATAGCGGCCGTCTTTTAGGGGCTGTTTTTGTCTCATTTGCCATGATTTACACCAAAATTGTGCTATTTATCGCATTTATTGTCCCAAATTCCGCCCCAGGCACCGCATATGCACTCTGTTTCGCACCGGGCAGCACAGAAACAACGCCCATTAATGCGATGTTTCAAGTTCTGTATTTCCCTATTTACATCATCTTTATTACAATGCGCAAGTGCTTTAGCTAAATTTTCCAGTATCTGTTCATCTATCTGATACTGTAATCCACTGTCAGACCAAGGCTTTTCTACAGATTTAGGAATAGTCTTGGTGAACTGACTACTAGTAGGATCCATTTTATCAAGAGTGCGCTGTAGTTCCTTTTCGGCTTCCACAGACCTAGCGTGAATACACTTAGGACAAACGCACATTGAACCACCAAAAGCACCAGGGGTCCCAGGATAATTCTTACACTCCCTATTTATATACATGTTTTATCCCCTAAGATAACTTCATAGTCAAGTTTAACTCACGAAATAGCCGTAGGTTCTTCATTACATCTTGAAAATCCATCCAGTCCATACCACCTGATAACATCCTATTCCTTAACACTTGCATTAACATATTTTCATTCCTTCTTATAATTCTTAACATTGGCTTCTAGTTCCGCAAACACAGCACTGCATAAGTAGTCAGTCATATAGGCGATTGTTTCTGAGTTCTTTAATGATACGGGTATCCCTTTTACAAAACACACCTGATGTACCATATGAACGCATTCGTGGATTACAACCCTTTTTTCTTTCTCACGCAGAATCATTACAAAGTACGGAGTATTATCATTCCCATACAAAATAGAAGAAGAACCACCATGCTCCCACAAGAAATCGGCAGTCAAAAGATCAGAATGATTCTTTGTAAAATACTTGAATGCTTTTTTCTTATACAAAACAAGAATCTGAGTCCCAGCAAGGAAATCAAAAGTACAGACACAACTACCATTTATATCTACTTTTCTTGTATTTTTCATGTTTCTCATTAGTTTCATAGAACAGTCACCCTGTGTATATGCTTGATGTAGTACAGCGTTGGCTCCAATACTGAATCTATTACCTGCTTCCTTGTCATAAGAACCCAGCTAGAACGGAGCTTCATTCTAAGATCAACATCAAAAGCACTAATACAGAGCATTGAACTCAACCTGTGTATGTCGTACTGAATAGAAACATCAAAAATATAATGAGGATCCAGCCCTGCCATTGGGAATAACAGCTTAAGAGCACTCGTCATGAATTCCACGTCCCGTATAGGAGCTATTTCGTTATTAGGCGGTATAGGTATTGTCATTGTATTATTCCTAGTTTTCCTGGTTATGAATGTACATTATCCCTGGAGTACCATCAAAAGACTCCTGTAACTTTGACTGAGGACGGCAGTAACAATTAGCACTGAGCGTATGCGGAGCTTGTATGTCCCCCTCAGTAGAACATGGGGCAACGTGTATAGTGCCGTTGAGCACGAACACTCCCCAGTGACCACCTGTAGCTTTTTTCTTCTTCGGCATTATTCCCCCTTAAGGATCTCAATAACTGCTGCGTACGTGCCAAGCGTCTTTCCAGCCTTAGAGCACTCCTGGAGCATACGATCCATAACGAACCCACTAAGGCCACTTGTAGAGCGTTCTTTGGGGTATTCCTTAGCTACGGCATAGATCACTTTCATAATACTCTTGCGGTACCCAGCAAACGGTGTCTTGATTACACCCCCTAGCTGTATAAATAGAGCGAGTACCGAATACCTGAGTTT